TGAAAAGTAAAATCATTAAAAGTGTTTGCGGAATCACAGCAGTAGGAGTGACTGCGTTGGTAAGTTGGAGATTATGGCGGAAGAGCCAGCCCAACGAACCAACAGACTTCATGAGTGAAGAGAGGACATACAAACAACCACGAACTGGTTTCAAGGGGCCTCGCGTACATCCCGATACTTTCCTGGCTTCAATGCCGGAAGAGCGAGTTGAGTTGTACTTGCCCCCTGGGCGCGTTACCCGGGAGATCAGCGCAGAGGATACGATTACGGATTTCGATGACCTTGATGGTGTTTCGGCCAAGCCTAAACGGCATTTGGACGAGCGCTTGGTCATGAACCGACGTGTTGACCCTGTCGAGGATATCAGTTTGCAGCTACATGTTTCCCACCGGAAGGTGCTTGCCATTGGCAGGCGGGGTCTTTTTGTTAAGGTCCAGGGATACGTTGTTAGCCAGTGGTATAGCCAGGGACTCTCTTATGCCATGGAGCACCCTGAGTGTGGGCGCCTGGCTTTGGCCAGGTATCTGAATCGGATCTGTTCTGTGCGGGTCCCTCAGAATTGGGCGCCGCAGTTGTTGGAATCAACGATTGTGGCTATCCAAGCAGACCATGCTCAGTATCTGCAACGGGCAAAACGGCGCCAGCAGTTGGAATAAAGCGTGCCCCCCTTGTAGTATTAGGCTACAAAGGGGGGCAGCCTTGGATTCCAAGCTGGCCCATACCGTTGCAGAAAGCGGGATCGGCGGCGACGAGTGTGAACACCTTTAAGGAGAACGAAACGCATGTTATGGCGTGTCAGATCTCCGAAATGGTTAGTAAGACTTGTGTACCCCCGATCCCAGATGGGAGAAACTCGACCAATCGCAAGATTGGTTTTGAGCAGCGAGTGGCCCGTGTTGCTGGAGTTGAGCATATCTCCGAGGATAAGCTCAACTTCGTTAAGAGCTATGTGGCCCGGTGGCTTGCGGAAAATTACCGTGGCCCTAGGTACCGACCAGTCGATGAGCGGCGCTTTTCTGAATGGTTGGCTTCCAGGACATACGGTCCCGCACGCCGGGCCGAGCTCCAGGCGACATGGGAGAAGGTACAAGGTAATTACCTTACTAAGGGCGTTAACTACCAGGTTAACAAGACCTTCATTAAGCGGGAATTTTATCCCGCGTTTAAACCACCGCGCCTTATCAACTCTAGGGTTGACGAGTTCAAGGTCATCGCTGGACCCGCTTTGCAGGCCCTTGAAGAATACATGACCCACCTTCCGATGTTTGTTAAACACATACGTCTCAGGGATAGGCCAAGGTATATCAAGGAGAAGCTTAGCGGGTGGGAGACGATCGTCGTCACGGATTACTCGCGTTTCGAATCATCGATGAGGCGAGAAGTCATGAACGTGATTGAGGCACAGCTCTACCGTGAGTATGGCCTGCCAGAAGAAATGATCCGGGTTTTTCTTAAAACTCAGGTTCTGGTGGGCGACAATTTCCGCGGTAGGACCAGTGCCAGAATGTCGGGAGACATGACGACTTCCCTAGGCAATGGCTTCACCAATTTCATCATCATGAAAGCAGTTTGTGCTTATTATGGTGTTGAATGTGACGGAGTGGTAGAAGGGGATGATGGAGTGTTCGGTGTCGGAAGGGTGTTGGAAGCAAGGCTGTTTAAGGAATTTGGCTTTGATCTTGACTGTGTCATCGCTGATTCCGTTGAAACAGCCGGCTTTTGTTCATCCTGGTGGTCACCTGATGACACTCTTCTGGTCGACCCTGTCAGACTATTCCGTTTGGGGTGGAGCTGTAAATGCCCGCCAGCGATGTCTTGGGAGAAGAGACAAGAACTATTCAGGGGGACCTGTACCTGCCTGGCGTACGAAGCTGGTGGCTGTCCATTGTTTTGGGCCGTCGCCAAGAAGTACGCGAAGGCGGGTCGAGGTCGCCTTCAACCGGATTGGTGGGAAAAATATGTCCTTGACGCGGAGGGCATCGAAACCAAGATGGTGAAGGGCTGGATGGTTTTTGAATGTTCGAAACTCCCTATTAAGAAACCAAGCAAGCAGGCTCGCGAGATTTTCTCGCTCCTCTTCGACTTCCCAGTAGCGTTGCAGCATGCTGTTGAGAAGTCGATTCTCGGAGGGAAGGGCCTTGACTTGCCCGAATTAGTAACGTGGTGTGAAAACCACTACCCTGACCTCATAACCAATGCCATGGTTAATGTGCAGGAAGGGGCTCTCGTTCGAGATTACTAATCGAACAGTCACTTCGCCTTCACGGCTCAAAGTGTAAGATACACAATGAGTAAGAGAACAGTAAGAAGACGAAAGCAACGCGCGAAAACGCGCAAAGAAATCGAAATGAAGAAGAAGAAAGGAATGAAGGGCGTTCCCGCGGCATATGGCTTCACTGAGAAATCAGTTGGCTATGAAATGCGGCGTGTGTCCGGTGGCAAAAGGATGGTGGATCGGGAGTTCCTCACGACAGTTTACACCAATACTGGGGATCTTAACCCGCTCATCCTACCGATTAATCCGTCACTTTGGAATGGTACGGCTCTCGCAGCTGTAGCTCGAAATTTTCAACAGGTCAGGTTCCACAACGTGAAATTCCATTACCTTCCCCTAGTTGGCACTTCAGCCGCAGGGATGTTGGCAATGGGGTTTTATTCCGCCGGCCTGCATATCGGGCTGACAGCTGAGGAGATTTGCCGGGGAATTTCAAGAAGTACGGGTTCGGTGAAGAGCTCTGTTTGGAAGGCCTGCTCGGCAAGGCCAGCCATGGAGCTCCTCAACTACCGGCCTTGGAACATTGCGGAGCTCGATGAAGCACCGAAGTTGCAACTGGTTGCACAGGTGTTCGGAGGAGCTGCCGACGGCAGCAAGGTTGGCATCATTGAAGTTGAATATGATGTCACCCTCCTGTCACCCGCCACACAGTATATCACCTGGACTGGCGGTGCGCAGGGCACATCTCTTGTGCTAGCAGCCGGCGTGTCAGCAGCAACAAGCTACCAACCGGGAACCTTGTTTATCGCCACATCAAATGTTGATATGGGGGATATATCATTGAAGCCTGGCGAGTGGCTCATCTGTGTTGACCTTGATGCAACGGATAATACCTGGGAGGTGCACCGGGGTGGCTCGGAGCTGTCCGATGCCATGACCGGTACTGTCACAGGTATCCTCTTCGAAAGGAGCTCAGAATATTGAGCTCCTCACTTCCTTCATGAGCCTACCTCAGCTCATCTGAATTTCGATTCGTCGTTACGCTCAGCGTGAACGCGAAGGACTGCAGGTTTCTTGTGACTATTCCAACGTTAAGAATGCCGATAAGTAGGTTTGACTCGCATTGAATTTGATCGCAGCACACGATTGCTGTTATGATCAGACCCACGGGGATGGTGGGGGATTGCTGATGTCCCTGCGTGATGGCTACCGCGGGTGGTCGCATCGCTGCACTGCGTTTGGGCGCAGTGGCTCATGGAGCCCCCTTATCCAGGGTCACAGGATCCTTCTTCAGTGGAGACTGAAGCCCATCCAGAGGGAATCTGGAGCCCCAAAAGGAT